GGTCTGGCTCGGGATAAGTCCACCGCTACACTGGTCAATGTTGTACCATCTGATAAACCACAAGATGCATACCGAAAAGTGGCAGAGACAGCACTAAGCTTAGGTATTCCAACCAGTGTACACGCTGTATGGGATAGAAAATGTGTCAAACGTACTGTTATGACCATACCATACAACGCTAAACCTTTCTCTAACAGATCTTATATCAAGGAAGCTCTCAAGGAGAAAGGTGTAGAGGTCGATAAAGACCAACTCACCACCATTGTTGCTTCGGTTCGGAAAGCCATGAACTTGATCGTGCCCGGTCCGATGTCAGTAATGAAGTGGATCGAGACAGAGGTGTCTAAGTCTATCAAGCGTGGAGCAGACTACGTGGAATGGACAACACCATCAGGCTTCGTTGTCAAGCAACGGATTATGAAGAAGAAAGTAGAACGTCTAGACCTACAACTTCTCGGCAGATGTCAACTTAGTGTTGCTACAGATGAGACCAATGACGTCGATCTCAGTAGGCACAAGGCAGCCACTGCACCCAACCTGATACATAGTCTCGACGCATCTCTCTTACACCTCGCTGTGCGTAGTTTTGATGAACCAATCGCACTAATCCATGACAGTGTGTTAAGCAGATGTTGCGATATGGATAAACTATCTGCTATAATAAGGGAGACGTACATGATTCTCTTTGCAGAACATGATTACCTCCGTGACTTTGCTTTCCAAATAGGAGCAGAGACAGAGCCACCTATTATTGGTGACTTACAACCAGAAACGGTTATAGAATCCACTTATTTTTTCTGTTAACTATGACAATAGACATTTATAAAGAGGCTTTCTATTCCCCTAGTTCTTTTTTCAGTAGTTTCTTTGCACCAACAGAGATCTACGTCGTGGCAAAAGAGGACATAGAGAAAGCTAAACACGAACAATACCACGCACAACTTAAAGCAATCAACGAAAGGATTGACTACTTAACAACTCAAAAGGCTGACATCCAGTCTAAGATAGATACATACCACAAGGAGAACAAAACTGATGCCTAAAAACGTCCACGTGACTGACGAGATTAAACTAGAAGGCTTCCAAGCCATACTTGAACCGGGTAAGTTCGGTTACTCTTTATCAGCTGTTGTTGATGAAGGTGTAATTGACGCACTCGAGACAGAGAGACAAGCACTGCTCGGATGGGCAGAGTCTAAGCTCAAGAATCCAAAGAGAGCCACCTTAAAACCTACACCATGGGAGGAGGTAGCAGATGGAAAATACAAAATTAAGTTCTCATGGGGAGAAGACAAGAGACCCGGTGTCGTTGACACTGAGGGCACACCCATCACTGATGCAAAGACACCACTTTATGGTGGATCAACAGTTAAGCTTGGTTTCTTTCAGAAGCCATACATCCTCAGAGATGGCGTTACCTACGGAAGTAGCCTTAAGCTGCTTGGCGTACAAGTTGTTGCTGTAGGCGAGGGTGCTGCTGTAGACACAGATAGCATGGACGATGAACAAGTTGCCGACATGTTCGGTAAAACTGATGGCTTCGTCGCTACACAGACAGCAAGAAACCCAGAGACTGTAACAGCACCAGTACCTGATGAAGAAGAAGACTTTTAGGTCTAAGCTAGAAGAGAGTGTCGCTGACATTCTCGATAAAGTAGGTGCTAAGTATGAGTATGAGACACACAAGGTTGCTTATACCATACAGCACCACTACAACCCAGACTTTTGCTTAGTCAATGGTGTAATGCTAGAGACTAAGGGTTACTGGGATGCAAAAGATAGACGTAAGATCAAGGCAGTCATGCGAGACAATCCTGATATTGATCTACGTATGGTATTTCAAGCTCCGTTCAATAAGATCAGCAAGAAATCCAAAACAACCTATGCCCAATGGTGTGAGAAGCATGGCATCAAGTGGGCAGCAGCACATGCAATCCCCATAGATTGGTTAATATGAACGAAGAAAGCGAATTTGTGGCACACGAACCCTGTCCTAACTGTGGCTCGTCAGATGCTAACTCAGTTTACTCTGATGGTCACAAGTTTTGCTTTTCGTGTAACACCTATACTCCAGCCGAAGACTGGACACACACCCATACACGAATGACAAATGACAACAAAACAACAGCCAGATTCCTCGGAGAAGCAGAAGCCCTTAAAAAGCGAGGAATCAGTGAAGCAACCAACAGCTTCTACAGAATTTACAGATATGGTAACACCTTACGTTTCCCATATTATGGAGCAGATGGGACAGTTGTTGGCTTTAAAATCAAGACTAAATCAAAAGACTTCCATTACGAAGGAGGATCTACAGATACGCTTTTTG